CCTCGGAAGAATACGCAGGCCGTTCGCGAGGCCCCCCTGCTTTGAAGCGGCGATAAGTAATCCACGCGCACGCGTGAGCAGGAGGCAAAAATCACGCAAAAAGGAGGCGTTTTCTGTGGCGAATCAGCGTGAAAAGACCAAAGAACAGCGGATCCGCGCGGAGAAAGCGCGTCTGAAAAAGCTTTACCGGAATCTGCCGAAGGAAGCGGCCGGGACTGTCGCAGGCCTCATCGATCAGGCGGCCTTTATGCGCATCGAGTGCGAGGACATGGCAGACGACCTGCGGGAAAACGGCTGGACAGAGAAATTCCAGCAGTCGGAGCGGCTCGAACCCTATGACCGCGCCCGGCCGATCGGGCAGGCGTACAACTCCACGAACGCGAACTACCAGAAGATCATCAAGCAGCTCACGGCGCTCCTGCCGAAGCCGGATACCGCGCCGAAACAGGAGGACGACGGCTTCGGAAACTTCGTCCGGGAGCGTGACGAGGCATGAAGCTCACGCGCTACCCGGAGACCTACAACCCGATCCTCGAATACTGGCAGGCCATCCAGGACGGCCGCGAGGTCGTCAGCCTGAAAGTGCAGAAGACCTACCGGCATGTTGTGGAGCAGCTGGAAAACTCGGAATCCGAGTTTTATTATTCCCCGCGCCGGGCCAACCACGTCCTCGAGTTTTTTGAGAACTACTGCCACCACTCCAAGGGCAAGGCCGGCGGCCAGCTCGTCAAGCTGGAGCTCTGGGAAAAAGCGCTGCTTGCGACCGTCTTTGGTTTTATCGACATCGAGGGCAACCGCCAGTACCGAGAGGCCATCCTCATCGTCGGCAAGAAGAACGGCAAATCGCTGCTGGCCTCCGGCGTCGGCCTGTATTTACAGCTGGCAGACGGGGAAGCGGGCCCGGAGGTCTACGCCGTTGCCACCAAGCGAGACCAGGCGAAGATCATCTGGCAGGAAGCAAAGCGGATGGTCAAGAAGTCCCCGGCGCTGTGCAAACGGACGCGCTGCCTGGTCGGCGAGATAGACAGCGACTACAACGACGGCGTTTTCAAGCCGCTGGCCTCTGACAGCGACACCCTAGACGGCCTCAACATCCACGGGGCCATGATGGACGAGCTGCACCAGTGGAAAAACGGGCGCGCCCTGTACGACATTACCGCCGACGGCGTCACGGCTCGCGAGCAGCCGCTGATCTTTATCACATCCACCGCGGGAACCATCCGCGAGGACATCTACGACGAGAAATACGAAGAAGCCGAGCGCATCATCAACGGCTACGAAGATCCGGACGGGTATCACGACCCGCGCCGGATCGCGTTTATTTACGAGCTTGACAAGCGCAGCGAGTGGACGGATCCGGGCTGCTGGAAAAAGGCAAATCCGGGACTCGGGACGATCAAGTCCTACACGGCCCTCAAAGAGCGGGTCGAGCGAGCGGAGAAAAACCCGGCCCTCGTCCGCAACCTTGTCTGTAAGGATTTCAACATCCGCGAGACCTCGAGCGAAGCATGGCTCAATTTCGAGCAGCTCGACAACCGCGACACCTTCCAGCTCGACCGGGAAAACCGCCGCCTGGTCTGGCAGCATTACATGGCGGCCGGAAATGTGCAGGAGCGCGTCCTGTCCTACCCGCGCTACGGAATCGGCGGCGCGGATCTGTCCAAGACCACCGACCTGACGGCGGCGAAGGTTCTGTTCCAGGTGCCGGAGCTGCCGGAGATCCTGTTTGTGCTGCAGATGTACTGGCTGCCACAGGATCTTCTGGAGAAACGCGTCACGGAGGACAAGATCCCCTACGACAAGTGGCATGAGCGCGGGCTGCTCCGCCTGTCCGAGGGAAACAAGATCCGCTATGAGGACGTAAAAGCATGGTTCATCGAGGTGCAGGAAGACCTCGACATTTTCCTGCCGTTCTTCGGCTACGACGCGTGGTCTGCGACCTACTGGGTAGACAGTATGGCGGACTATTTCGGGGCCGAAGCCATGATCCCCGTGCATCAGGGCGTCAAGACGCTGTCCGAGCCCATGAAGCGTTGCGGCAACGACCTGGAATCCAAGCGGATCGTCTACAACAACCACCCGATCGACAAATGGAACCTCGCAAACACCGCCTACGACGAGGACAAAAACGGCAACATCCAGCCGCACAAGACGAGCAAGTCAACCCGCCGCATCGACGGCACGGCGGCCCTGCTCGACGCCTACACGATCTACGATCAGAAGCAGGCGGAATACGCAAGTATGCTCTAGGAGTGACAACATGGGATTTTTCAAAAACCTCCTGACGAATATCATGACCACCAAACGCGTCTCGACCGTCCAGATGGTCCAGGAGCGCGGGAACGGCTTTTACAGCTACAACGGCAAGATGTATCAGTCCGACATCGTCCGCGCCTGCATCCGGCCAAAGATCAAGGCCATCGGTAAGCTGACGGCCAAGCACATCCGGGAGACGATCACCGCCGACGCGCGGAAGATCGCCGTCAACCCGGAGCCGTACATCCGATTCCTGCTTGAGGAACCGAACCAGTACATGACCGGCCAGATGCTGCAGGAGAAGCTGGCCGCGCAGCTGGTGCTCAACAACAACGCCTTCGCGGTCATCCTCCGGGATGAAAACGGCCTGCCGAACGCCATTTTCCCGGTCGCGGCCATGCAGGCAGACGCGGTCTACGACGCGGGCGGGAACCTGTACCTGAAATTTTACATGCAGAACGGCAATGTGCTGACGTTTGCCTATGACGACATCATCCACCTGCGCGGGGACTTCTACGAGAACGACATCTTCGGAGACCCAATCGCACCGGCCATCGTGCCGCTCATGGAGATCGTCACCACGACGGATCAGGGCATCGTCAAGGCCATCCGGAATAGCGCCGTCATCCGGTGGCTTTTGATGTTCGCGTCCTCCATGCGATCGGAGGATATCAAGCAGCGGGCGCAGGACTTCGCCGACAGCTTCCTCAGCGTCTCCAACGGCACGGGCGTCGCGGCCGTCGACGCGAAGGCCGAGGCCAAGCAGATCGACCCCAAGGACTACGTCCCGAACGCCGCCCAGATGGACAAGACCACCCAGCGCATCTACGCCCTGTTCAATACCAACCCGCATATCGTCACGTCCATTGCCACGGAGGATGAGCAGAACGCCTATTTTGACGCCGAGATCGAGCCGGTTTTGAAGCAGCTGAGCGGCGAGTACACCCGCAAGCTCTTCTCCCGGCGCGAGCGCGGCTGCGGCAACCGCATCGTCTTTGAGGCGTCCGCGTGGGACTTCGCGTCGACCTCGACCAAGCTCAATCTGCTGCAGATGGTCGACCGCGGCGCGCTGACGCCGAACGAATGGCGCCGCGCATTCAACCTCGCGCCGGTAGACGGCGGCGACAAGCCGATCCGCAGGCTGGACACGCAGCCGGTCGACCGGAACACCACACAGAAAGGAGATGAAACCGCATGAAGATCAGCATTCGCGGGCCCATCGTATCCAGCAACAAACACCGCTTTTACCAGTTTTACGGCATGGAAGCGGCGAGCCCCAAATCCGTAGCCGACGCGCTTGCCAAGGGAAACGGCGAGCGGGCGGAAGTCGAGATCAATTCCGGCGGCGGCGAGATCTTCGCCGCGAGCGAGATCTATACCGCACTGCGCAACTACGCGGGCGGCGTCCACATCCGCATCGTCGGCCTCGCGGCCTCGGCCGCGTCCATCATCGCCATGGCGGGCGAGTCGGAGATGACACCGACCGGCATGATGATGATCCACAACGTTCAAACCGAGGCCGACGGCGACTACCGTCAGATGGAGCACACCGCCGGCATCCTGCGCGACGCCAACCACGCCATCATCTCGGCATACATCGCCAAGACCGGCAGGCCGGAGGCGGAGATCGCCGCCATGATGGACGCAGAAACATGGATCACGGCGGAGCGGGCCGTTGAACTCGGCCTAGTAGACCGTGTGATGCAGCTGGACACCGGAAAGAAACCGCTTGCAGCGGACTTTTACTCCGGTATGCTCAGCGAAGACGCGTGCAAACGCGCGGAAAACTTTTTAAAAGATCAGGCTGCAGGGCCTGACTTTTTTATGCCCGAACGGGCGCAGGCAGAAGCAAAAATGAAATTTTTAAAACTCAAAGGAGAATTGAAATGACAAAGGAATTTTACAACATCCAGCGCCAGAAGCTCATGGACGACGCCCAGAAGCTGCTGGACGAAGGCAAGACCGCAGAGGCGCAGGCCAAGATGAAAGAAGTCGAGGCCCTCGACGCCAAGTTTGAGGAGGAAGCCAAGATCCAGGCGAACCTCAACGCGCTTGCAGGCCAGAAGGTCGCGGCCCCGGCTGCGGCCGCGCAGTCCGTCGACCTGTCCGGCGGCGCCAAGGCCCCGGACGTGCTCGACCGGTACGACACCGACGAGTACAAGCGGGCCTTTATGAACTATGTCCTGACCGGCAAGAAGATTCCCGCAGAGCTGACCAACGTGGACGCCAACACCAAGACCTCCGACGTCGGCAGCGTCATCCCGACCACGACCATCCAGAAGATCTACGAGAAGATGGAAGCTATCGGCATGATCCTGCCGCGCGTAACACACACGTCCTACGCGGGCGGCGTCCAGGTCCCGACCAGCTCGGCAAAGCCGACGGCCTCCTGGGTCGCCGAGGGCGAGGGCTCCGACAAGCAGAAGACTTCGACCGGAAAGATCGTCTTTGCGTACCACAAGCTGCGCTGCGCGATCTCCATGTCGCTGGAAGTTTCTATCATGGCGTACCCGATGTTCGAGGCACAGTTTGTCCGGAACGTCGCAAATGCGATGGTAAAGGCGAAGGAGCAGGCCATCATCAACGGCACCGGTTCCGGCCAGCCGAAGGGAATCCTTGCGGAGACCGCCCCGACCGGCCAGAACATCGACATTGCCGCCGCGACAACTGCTCTGACCTACAAGGATCTGTGCAAGGCCGAAGCTGCGCTGCCGCAGGCATATGACGGCGCGGTCTGGTTCATGTCCAAGAAGACATTCGAGACGCAGATCGTCGGCATGGTCGACAACAACGGCCAGCCCGTCGCGCGCGTCAACTACGGCATCAACGGCAAGCCCGTCAACTACATCCTCGGCCGCGAGGTCATCCTGACCGGCGACTACCTGCCGGCATTTGCAGCGTCGGTCACGGCCGACACCGTCTTCGCCTTTATGTTCGATCCGGCGTACTACCTCTGGAACGAGAACATGGGCATGACGGTAAAGCGCTACACCGACGAGGACACCGACGACGAGGTCACAAAGGCCATCGAGATCGCCGACGGCGCGTGCGCCGACGTCAACAGCCTCGTCACGCTGACCAAGAAGAAAGCCTGACGGCGCGCGGCCAACAGGGAGGGATAACCAATGGCTTTGATCAACGTTGCAAAAACCGCCCTGCGGCTGACCACCAACGCCCTCGACGATGAGCTCGCCGACGAGATTGACGCCTGCCTACTGCGCCTGCACCTTGCGGGCGCGGAGGGGGCGGACGAAGACCCGCTGGTCAAAGACGCCGTCCGAGCCTTCGTCCGCTGGCAGCATGACTTCTGCGGCCGCGGCGACGAATGGAAGACGTGCTTTGAGGAGCTGCGCGACGCGATGGGCCTGTCAGACGACTATTCGCCTGGCACCGAGGGAGGGGGCGCGTGCTGTGATCTTTGACACCCAGATCACGCTGCGCCTGCTGTCCTACCCCATCGTGAGCGGGCAGACCACCGAAAAGCTCGAACGCGAGACCACCGTCTGGGCCGCCCGCAAGTCCGTCAACCGCGCCGAGTATTACCAGGCCGCACAGGCCGGCAAGCGCACCGACGCGATCTTCCGCATGCACAGCGCGGAATACGGCGGCGAGCAGCAGCTCACCTGCGGCTCGGACGTCTTTGACGTCGTCCGCAGTTACGGCGCGGAGACGGAAGAGGTAGAGCTGACCTGCAAACGGAGGGACGGCGCATGATGATTTATGAGGCGCTATCAAGCCTGGGCGTCCCGGTCTGCCACCCGCCATACAAGGGCGGAGAAGAAACCTACATCACCTATCAGCTGCTCGGCCAGTCCGGGCAGCTCTACGCCGAGGGCGGAGAGGCCGAGACCGGCGTGCAGTACGCCGTTTCCATCTTTGCCGAGGGCTTTGCCGCCGGGCTTTTAAAGCGCGTAAAGGCCACGCTGGAGGCCGCAGGCTACATTGCTACCGTCGACATGGAAACCTACGACAAGGAGACGGGCCGCACGCAGATCGCACTCATCGCCGAAACGGAGGGCGCGGAATATGGCTAGTCTACAGATTGAGGGCATGAACGAAATGATCCATGCAATGTCAAAGCTGGATCTGTTCGACGATGAAATGAAACAGGAGCTTTTATATGCCGCCGGAGACATTGCCGTTCGGGAGATCTGGGAAAGGGTCAGAACGAGCGAGTTTGACTTCGGCGGCTATAAAAACAAGATCAAGTACAGCAAAAAAATCAAACGGGACAAAAACAATCTTCCGTATGTCACAGTGACGGTATCCGGGAAGAACGCTAACGGCGTTCGCAGAAATCTTATTGTGTTCGTCATGAATTACGGGCGATCAAAAGAATACGGGCAGATCGTCGGAACCTACTTCTGGAACCGGGGATCAGAGGAAGCAATCCCGAAAATCAAGCAGGAATTTGAAAAGATCATCAATGAAAAACTACGTGAAAGGGGCTTACTGTAATGCCTAGTTTTGACTTACGCGGCATCCGGGCGGGAAAGTATAAAAACACGTCCGGCACCGTGACCTACACAGAGCCGACCGACGTCGGCGACGCCATGAGCGCGCAGCTGGAACTCAAGTTCGCCGAGGGCCGCCTGTACGCGGAATCCAAGCTTGCCGAGTATATCAAGCTTGCCACCGGCGGCACGATCTCGCTGGCTGTCAAGTACATCAAAAGGGCCGCACAGGCCATGCTCTACGGCTGCACATCCGATACGAGCAAGGAAAACCTAAAATTCTCGGCAAAAGACATCGCAAACTATGTCGGCGTCGGCTTCTACGCGCCGGATAAAATCGACGGCGTGACCAAATACACCTGCATTTGGGTGCCGAAAGCGCTGTTCGGCCCGCCCTCGATGAGCTATCAGACCAAGGGCGAGAACATCCAGTTCAACACGCCAACCACGACCGGCGAATTCCTCGCAGACGATTCGACCGACGAGCTGCTGCTCGAGACCGAGACCGTCGACACCGCGGCGGAGGCCGTTGCCTGGATCAAGGGAAAGTTGGGTGAGACCTGATGGGGGACATTCGTTTGAAGAAGCATCCGTTTGAATACGGGGGCAAAGCATACGAGCTTTCGGTAAACATGAATGTGCTCGCTGACCTTCAGGAGCTGCACGACGGCAATCTGAATGCGGTCCTGCTGAAAGGCCGGACCATGAAGACGGTGTTTGAAATTGCGGCGGCTGCCATGAACGATTACGCAGACAGCAAGGGCTGGCCCGAGCGGGTGACCGCGAAGGAGCTTGGCAGAACACTCGGTATGAGCGGATTCAAGCGGCTGTGCGAGCCGATGATGGACATGCTGATCGCGGCGATCAAGGAGCCGGACGATTCGGAACCGGAAGAGGAAAAAAACGTGAAGACCACGGAGACGAACCGTACAGTGTAAATTTTCCGTGGTTTTTAAACATCTGGATCAATATCCTCCACAACGACGAGACTGTATTTTGGAGGACCATGACACCGGCGCGGTGCGTATCGCTCTATCGTGAGTATTTTGAGCTGATCGCACCGCGCCGAACTTCTAAAGACGAAGAGACTTCCAAACCGTCGTTGCACGACTATATCGCGGGGGTGGGATAATGGCAGGCCCAACAATCAACACAAAAATCAAACTGGACGGCGAGGCCGAGTATAAGCAGGCGGTCAAGGAGATCAATGCTGCACTTGGCAATCTGGACAGTAAACTGAAAAATCTGGATGAGACGTATAAAGACAGCGAAGGCAGCGTCGAGGGCCTGACCAAGAAAAACGAGGTCCTGAACCAGAAGATTTTAACGCAGAAGGAAAAAATCGACGAGCTGCGGAAAATGGTGCAGAGCGCCGGAAAATCGCTCGGTGAGCATTCCGCGGCAACACAAAATTACCAGAAACAGCTAAATAACGCAGAAACGGCCCTCCTGAAAATGGAAAAAGCGCTGCGTGACAATACAAAGCAGCTCAAAGATGCTGGTGTAGAGGCTGACAACTTTTCCGGAGGACTGGAAGATCTCGAAGAAAAAACCGGTTCGGCCGAAAAGGGCCTGAAAGACCTCACGAAAACAGAGGAAGAGGGCAACAAAAAAACAAAGACGCTCGGCGATCTCGTCAAGACGTTGGGTGACAAGTTTGGAATCAATATACCGGAGGGCGCAGAACAGGCAATCGGAGCACTCGGAAATGTAAGCGGAGCCGCCGTTGCCATGGCAGGATCCATGGCGGCAGCGGTAACGGCGATCGCGAAGGTTGAAGAAAAGCTGAAAAGCATGACTGAGGAATCCGGAAAACGCGCAAGCGATATTCAGGACCTTGCCATGACCTACAACATGACGACGGACACCATTCAGGAAATGACCTACGCTGGCGAGCTGATGGGCGTCGGCATGGACACGATTACGGACTCTATCAAGGATCTCACCAAAAATCTGTATGACGCCTATGAGAACGGCGGCGATACGCTTGCGGCTTTCAGTGAGCTCGGGGTTGAGATCACGAACACAGACGGCAGCCTTCGGAATGCCAACGCTGTCTTTATGGATGTGATCGACGCCCTCGGTGGCGTTGAAAACTACACGGAGAGGGACGCAAAAGCCATGGCGCTCCTGAATGAGAGCGCCCAGAAGCTGAACCCACTAATCAAACAGGGTTCATCGAGACTGCGGGAATATGCGCAGGAAGCACGTGATACCGGCTATGTCATGGGAAGCGATATGCTGGACACGCTGGATAAAGTAGACACTTCCATGAGACGTTACAATCTGCAAATTGAGGCTGGAGAAAACGCCATGTCAGCGGAATTTGCACCAGCGCTTACGGAGTTCAACAACAAATTCGGCGAGACGTTTTCGCAATTAGCGAAAGATGCATCGGAAAGCGGGCTGATTGAAGTATTTGCAACATTGCTGGACATCGTAACGGCGCTGTCTCCAGCGCTGGAGGCTGTTGGGGACGTTCTTATAATACTTGAGCCGATATTTAAAATAACAAGCGGGGTGATCGCAACTGCTGCAGACGGGCTTAGAGTAATTTTCGACTTGGTGGAAATGATAACGGGACCGCTTGGCGCGATTTTTAGCGCTCTGTTCAACTGGGATTTTTCAGACTTGGGGGATAAAATCGACAAAGCGTATTCAGAGCCAGCAACGGACCTAGTGAACACACTGACATACCAGAGCGGGTCGGGAGCCAGGCTCCGCGGCAACGCCGCCGGCACGGACAACTGGTCCGGCGGATGGACGAAGGTAAACGAAAACGGCCTCGAGCGGATCTATCTCCCCTCCGGCTCGCGCATCCAGACGGCCAGCGAAACGCGCTACACCTCCGGCGATACCTACAACACCACCGTCTACGTCGACCACGTCGAAGACCTCGACACCATCCTCCGCATCGCCAAAAACGCACGCATCACAACCAGAATGGGGGCGAAGTAAATGCCGACGTTTACAGTGCAGGCAAGCGGCTCGACAGCAGTCGCGAAGAACCACCCGAACACAAACTATTCGGGTCTTACACAGTACAAATTCTTCGTAGAGCCGTTTACAGGAGACGCGGGAAACATTAAGCGAGGGGATAACGTATATATCAACTTCCCTGTGCCGGGCGACACATACAAGTTCAAACGGGTAACAAAAGTAACGCTTGCATTTTATGCACAGCCAACAGCAGAAAGCGACGCTACATACAAGGGGATTTGGACATATGTAAATGCGTTGGCGAGTCAATTTGATGCAGATGCAATGACATATGCGACAAGGCCTGAGATATACCAGACCTTCACAGGGGTCTCGGAACAAGCAAACGGAAACTGGACGGCTCTGAATGAAATCATACAGCTAAATGCAGTTTTTGACCTGAAAAATTACAAATCAAAAAAAGAAGAACTGCAGCAAGGAATAAGAAATGGCTTTGTGGTCGCGCTTCGAGGAGGAGAATCAGGGACAAGCGAGGCGATTATATTCGGCGCAAAGTCAACACGGAAGCCATCGTTGGTGTGCGAGTATTCGGACGACACTGTAGGGATAACAGCGGATGGGTTTGCTCCAACAGCCGGCGCTTTTGTGAACAGATTTGAAAAAAATATGTTTACATGGCGCTGTGACGATGACACAGCCGACTCACAGGTCTGCTTCGCAGAGATAAAGCAAACCTCCGCCGTCTTCGAGTGGCGCGTAAAAAATGCGAGCGCCTCAAAAACGATCAGCGTCTCCGGCTCGACGACCGCCTGCACAGTCCCTGCAAATACATTCCCGTCCGGGACGATCGAGTGGCGCGTAAAGGTGACGGCGAACAGCGGAACGACAACAACGTCTGCATGGCAGGAAATCACAACGACGGACGTCACACCATCCTGCAAGCCGGTCTCCCCATCCGGCATCGTCATCGACGCGACCATCGCCAACCGCTTCTCGTGGCAGCACATCATTTCCACCGGCACGCCGCAGAGCAAGGCCGACCTGCAGTGGTCCGCCGACGGCACGACCTGGAACACGCTCGCGACCGTCACCGGCGAAAATCAGTACTACGACGTGCCCGCGAACACCTTTACGAGCGGGACGAAATACTGGCGCGTGCGCACCTACAACACCGACGGCACGGCCTCGGCGTGGAGCGACAAGGCCGAGTTTATCGCCATCAACGCCCCATCGGCCCCGTCCATCGTCATCCAGTCCACCGGCCCGCGCCCGCGCATCACCTGGCAGACCTCTGAGCAGGAGGCCTATCAGCTGACGCTCTCGAGCGGCTACGCCTCCGGAACGGTCTACGGAACGGAGAAGGCATGGCACTCGCCGGTCTACCTCGCCGACGGCAGCTACACCGTCCGCGTCCGCGTGCAGAACAAGTACGGCATGTGGTCCGAGTGGTCTGCGGCCGCGCTGCCCATCTCGCACACAGAGGGCGAGGCAATCACCCTGACCGCCACCGCCGGCCATGAGGCCGCGCTCACCTGGCAGACCGCCGGGAGCTACGATTTTTACCTCGTCGAGCGGGACGGCGTGGCCATCGCCCGCACCGTCCAAAAGCAGTACATAGACCACACCAGCATCGGCTCCGTCACCTACCGCGTCCGCGGCTGCTACGACGAAAGCGATAACTACGGCGTGTCCAATTCGGATACCGTCGAGATCCTGCCCGAGACCAACATGATCTGCGACCTCGAGACCGGCATCTGGCTCGAGATGCGCCTGTCCGAAACGCAGCTGCGCACCAACCGCACCAGCTTCTCGGCCGGTGTCTCGACCGTCCATCTGGCGGGCCTTGCCTACCCCGTCGAGGAGCGCAGCGAGCAGCGCGACCGCGCCCTGTCCGTCGCCTGCGCCTGGCCGCACGCGCAGCGGGCCGCCGCCCTTGCGCTTGAGGCCCTTGTAGGCCGCCTCGTCTGTCTAAAGGACCGCTACGACAACATGGCCATCGGCTCTCTCCCGTCGCTCGAGAGCAACTGCGACGAGTTCATGCGCCGCTATTCCTTCACCATCTCGCACACGAACCGAGAGGAGGCGATAACCCTTGACCCGTGACGTCCGCTTCCGCGTCGACGTACTCAGAAACGGCGCGCCCATCACCAACCTCCAATGGGACACCGGCAGCGCCCCGCAGATCATCGCCAGCCGCGACGCGACGATCCACACCAGCATCAAGGGCACCTTCCTCGTCAACGACGCAGTCGACTACCTCTCCGACGAGCTGCAGCCCGTCATGACCATTGACGGGCAGGAGACGCCACTCGGTATCTATCAGGCCGCGACCCCGAGCATCAAGGGCGCGGCCGGTCAGAAGCGCGTCGAGGTCGAAGCCTACGACCGCTGCTGGCGCGTCTACAGCAACCGCACCGAGACCATCCTGCACCTGTCCGCCGGTGCGTCCTATCTCACCGAGATCCGTAAGCTGCTCACCGCCTGCGGCGTCGCGCTCGTCATTGCGACGCCGTCGGACGCGACGCTGCAGACTGACCGCGAGGACTGGGATGTCGGCACGAGCTACCTGACCATCGTCAACGACCTGCTGGCCGAGATCAACTACAACAGCCTCTGGTTCGACGCCTCCGGCGTCGCCCGTCTCGAGCCCTATCAGGAGCCGAGCGCGCAGAACATCGACTGGTCCTACGGCACGACGGACCTCTTCCTTCCGGACCGGCATCCGGGGCCGAACTTCTCAGATGAGGAAGACATCTTCAACGCGCCGAACGTCTTCATCTGCGTCTGCTCCAACCCGGATCTGGAGCAGCCCATGGTCGCAACGGCGGTCAATGACAATCCGCAGTCGCGCAAGTCCACCTTCCGGCGGAACATGCGCATCGCCTCGCTCATCAAGGTCGACAACATCGCCTCGCAGGAGGAGCTGCAGGCCTACGCCGACCGCATGCGCAACGAGTCGCTCCTTTCCGCCCGGGCCATCACGTTTTATACCCTCAATGACCCCGGCCACGGAATCGGTGACGTCCTCGCGCTCACGCACGACGACATCGGCGGCATTTACCTCGAGACCGGCTGGCAGATGCAGTTGTCAGCCGGAAGCCTCATGACACACTCTGCAAAAAGGACGGTGATTGCATAATGGAGGGCGTTGACAGCCTGTACACCGAAGGACCCGAAGAGCAGCAGACCGAAGAACAGCAGCAGCCATTCCAGCTGGCCGTCATTGCGACGGTCGAGGAAGACGGACTGACCCTCACGCCTGACGGCGCGGAGGAGCCGACCGAGAAGCATTTTAAATGCAACACCGGCATCAACTTCGCCGCAGGACAGCGCGTGGCCGTCCTCGAACTGTCCGGCAGCAAGGTCGTCATGTTCCCGATCGGCAACCCCGGCGCGGACGCGCCGGCGAAGATCCCGCCCGGCGGAACGGCCGGGCAGGTGCTCAAAAAATCGTCCGACAACGACTACGCGCTCACCTGGGGCAGCATCACCGGCCTCCTGCCGACCGGAGGAACGAGCGGACAGATCCTCAAAAAGTCAGGCAACGCCGACTACGCCGTCGAATGGGGCGACATCAACGGTGCTCTGCCTTCCGGCGGAACGACGGGCCAGGTGCTCAAAAAATCAAGCGCCACCGACTACGCCGTCACCTGGGGCAGCCCCGACGGCATCCTGCCGACCGGCGGCACCGATGGTCAGGTCCTGCTCAAAAACGGCGCGAGCAACTACGCCGCCAAGTGGGGCAGCATCACCGGCGCGCTCCCGACCGGCGGAACATCCGGTCAGGTGCTGAAAAAATCCAGCGCCACCAACTACGCTTGCACGTGGGGCGACGTCGCCGGAACGCTTCCGAGCGGCGGAACCGACGGCCAGGTGCTCCTGAAAAACGGATCGACGGCCTACGCCGCGAAGTGGGGCACGGTATCCGCCGCAGAACTCAAGAGCGGATACAATTCGCTGGAGCTGAAAACAAAAACCCTGACGCCGTCCTCGAACGGCTTTGAGATAGGGACATCGAGCTATCCCGTGACAGTCAGGGGAGACGAAATCGTGCTGTATTACAGTTCATACCGCTACTGCACCCTTGCGTGCAACTCATCCGGGAAGCTGACCGTCAACGGCACAGCCATCAACTAAGGAGGGAATCATGAAATTATACGACATCGCGCTCGCGGCAAAGCCACTGCAGAAGCTCATCGAACAGGACCTGCCGCTCCGGCAGGCCTATCAGCTCGCCATGCTGGCGACCAGGCTCAACCCAACACTCGAATTCTACGGAAACCAGCTCATGAGCGGGCGGCCGCAGGCGGAGCTGAACGAGCTGGACGCCGACACGCTCCCCGAGCTGCCGCACATCACGCTTCCGCTCGACCTCGATATCCGGCTTTCCGCCGGGGATATCAAGTGCCTTGAGCCGTTCGTGACCTTCGAAGGAGCTGATAACGCATGATCACCATCCACTGCTCCCGCGCGTGTGCGCATCTGGCGTCGCCGCCGGAGCTTTTGACGGCGGGGATGAGCAAGGCCGTGACGGTGCAGTTCGTCTTCTCGCCCGAGTGGGACGGGCTGACGAAGACCGCCGTCTTCTCGAACGGCAAGACCACCGTCGACGTTCTGGCGGCGAACTGGGACGGGGATACCGTTCCCGTACCGCACGAAGTTCTCGCCGTCCCGGGCCGCCACGCCCGCGTGGGCGTCTATGGCGCGGACGAAAGCGGCGTCGTCCTGCCGACCGTCTGGGTGAGCCTCGGCAAGGTCCAGCCCGGCGCGGATCCGTCCGGCGACGCCTCGGCCGACCCGGCCCTGCCTGTCTGGGCGCAGCTGCAGAAGCAGATCGGCGATCTGGACAACCTCAAGACCTACAACAAGGGCAACCTCGTCGACGCCATCAACGAGGCCCGCCAGTCCGGCGGCGGCTCCGGTGGCGGGGGCATCCAGTCGGCACAGATCGACGCGATCCTCGTGATGACAAAATCAGAATATGACGCGCTGGACAAAAAGGACGCGCGGACACTGTATCTGTTGGAGGGATAACATGCTGGCAGTTGGACTCAAACGCATTCTGGAGCTGTTCATCGGCTCCATGGGCATCAAATCCGCCCACCTGGGCACGAAAACCATCTACGAAAGACCGGGCGGATTTTTGTACATTGAACTCACAAGCGAAGAAAGGGGATAAATCCAGATGGCAAGTTTTTTTAATCTGACACTTGATACGCTGGCACCTGCCGGCCTATCGCTGATCCTGAACGACGGTGCACAGTACGCGACCAGCGCGACCGTCACGGCGAAGATCTCTGTCTCCGACGAGACAACGACGGGCTACCAGATGAAGATCTGGGGCACGAAGACGGCGGAGACCGAGGCGGAAGCGTCGTGGGAGACATTCGCCACGACAAAATCCATCACGCTGCCCGACGGCGACGGCCTCAAGACGATCTATGTCAAGATGCGCGACGACGTCGGCAACGAAACGGCCGCAGTCAGCGACACGATCACGCTCAACACGTCGATTCCTGCCGTGACCATCACCGGCCCCGACAAGAGCAGGATCTCGAAGGTCACGGGCTACGATGCAGCGGCGTTCTCCTTCGTCTGCGACGTGGACTTTGAGGAATACACCATTCGCGTCGTCCCGGCGACGAGCAGCCTGCACACGGCGGGCACGCAGATCCCGACGACGGGCGGCTCCACCAACGTCAGCGGCACGGAGGGAGGCTACAAGAAGAACACCGCCATCAACGTCACTGTCAAGGGCGCGGACCTCGAGGCAGCGTCTTCCGGCGACGGCACGAAGATCGTCAAGGTCTTCGTCAAGAACGCCGCCGGGACCTGGAGTGCCGCCTGATGGCCGCGCCGCAGCTGACATTCTCCATCACGGGCAACAAGATCTCGGCGGTCTCGGGGTTCGACTCGATAACCGTTTCCTTCTCGTCGGACATCGCCTACACGGCCTTCGAGTGCCGCGCGACGAAGTCCGGCGAGGATTGGGGCCGCGGGAAGGGCGCTTTGATCGCGTCCTTCTCCCAGACCCCGGCGGGCACGCAGCGCACCTTTGAGGTTTACGACGATTTTCTGCTTTCCGGTGATGGGGAATACCGCATTTCGTTGTTCGCGCAGGGCGCGGACGGCAGCTGGAACGACAACTACGGCTTTATCCCGCTTGGAGAGTCGCAGGCGCTGAAGACCGCGGACGGCGAGGATTTTCTGTGTATGAAGGAGTGATCGTATGGCTTACAACAGCCAGTTTACCGGCGCGCAGATCGACGAGGCTATCGCCGACGTGCGCAGCAATAAAGACGCGTGGGACGGAAAGCAAGATGTGATCCTCGCCTCCGGCGCTTCCGTCGGGGACCTGATCAAGGTCAAGGCGGTGGACGCCAGAGGGAAGCCGACGGCCTGGGCGGTGGCCGTGGCGGGCACGGACTATATGAAGACCGGCAACATCACCAAGCAGACGCTCGTAGCCTCGGAGACCACGCCGACCGAGAACTACGCCATCAACTGGCAGTATGAGTGAGGAGGCCCCATGGCGCACAAGACATTGATCTCCGGCACGGCCTATTCCGTGACGGGTGGCCGGGATCTGATCGGCGGCACAGGCTACGGATGCAAAGCCGGGAAGAACCTCATCGGCGGGACGGCGTTCACCGTACCGTTTTCGAAGGGCATTCCCCTGAACACCATCACCCCCGGCGCGATCCTGTACCTGAATGAATCCGGCAGCCCCGTGCCGTTTTATATTGCGAAGCACGACTACGAGAGCGGACTTAACGGCGCAGGGCGCACGCTGATTGTGCGCAAGGAATGCTACGAACGAATTGTGTTCTCCCAGTGGAACACCTCCAACCTATTCCCAACATCCACTGTATCCGATTTCCTCGCGGATACATGGTTCGGGCTGTTGGACTCTGCCATTCAAGGCGCGGCAGGGCAAACAAAAATTTACTGCTACATCGATGAATATCAAACGAGGAGAGAATTAACGAAAAATGCGTTTATACTGTCCATAGGTGAGCTGAAGAGCGGAGGCGGAGATGGGACTCCATTGGACCAGACGGTGCGTAGCCTGCTTGCTGTCGCAAAACTAAATGGATCTAATATTCATCAATGGACCAGAACCCCAAAAGAATATTCAAGTACAGACGTGTACGTGTTGGATACCGCCGGGAATGTCACCGAACAGTACTGTGGAAACGGGAACGGCGTCCGCCCCGCCTTCACCCTTCCCGCCACCACCGCCGTCATTGCCAACCCCGACGGCACCTACACCCTTGCAGCATAAAGGAGGACCCACATGGGCACACACCACATTTTGAAAGACGGCACATCCTACGCCATCAAACACTTACAACAGCAAAACGGAAGGAACGTGGTATGCGGGTTTCAACGGAAACTGGACGCAAGAAGCGTTCCGGACAGTGACCGTTGACGAGCCACCAGCAGGAGCACTATTAGCATGGCTGCAGGCCAATGCCGTGCAGCAATAGACAGGAGGAACTTATGGACACCTGGTACATCACCATCGGAGGGCAGGAGATCGAGACGCGGCCGGCCGCCGGCCGCATGCGCGACGCCGACTGGGGCGGGCGCGAGAGCCGCGCCGTCACCATCGAAAAGAGCGCGGTTGCAGACCCGCTGGCGCTGTTCTGCGACGGCGCCGTCTGGGGCATGATCCACCGCTACACCACGGCCGTCCCTGTGCTGGACGCAGAGGGCAACGTCCAGATGAACGAGGACGGAACCGTCAAGTCGACGACCGAGACCGCCGAGGACCGCTACATGGACGACTACGCGGATTTCATCCTCGCCGGTCCCGTCACCGACAACCGCGACGGCACCATCACCGTCAAAATGGGCAAGCCCATGCCCCTAGAGCGGGCAGAGGCCGAAAAAGCCGCCGCCCAGCACACTGCCGCCACCCTCATGGGCATGCCCGTCTATACCGCCATCGGCGAGGAAAGGGCGAAGGACCTGCGCTACGCCATCGAGACGGCTGCTGCCTCTCTCGACGATAAGACCGCGTCCGAGGCCCCGGAGCTGTTCCCGCAGCTGACGGGGGACGGCAGTCTCGTCAAGTCCGGTACGCGCATATGCTGGCAGGGCGGCATCAAGCGCGCCGCCGTCGACCTCTGGGACACGGCAGAAAATACGCCGGACGCCGCCAAGAACCTCTGGGAGGATATCCAGTACAAGCAGGGCTACCGCCTCATCCCCGAGACCATCACCGCCGGCCTTGCCTTCTCCAAAGGCGAAAAAGGCTGGTGGAAGGACGAGCTCTACGAATCCCTGCTCGCCGCCAACGTCTGGACGCCCGCCGTTAACCCCGACGGCTGGAAGAAAATCACGTAAAGGAGAAAACGGAAATGGATTTGCAGGATCTGAACGTTGCCGTCGCGGAGATCCGCGGCAATGTCGACCGGAACACCGGCCGGATCAAGGATCTCGAGAAGAAGAACGACGCTGTGACCAAGCTGGCCGAGGCCGTCGCCGTCATGGCCGAGCACATGAAGACGCTCGACGACAAGATCGACGACATGCAGACGAGCGTCAACAACCTCACCGCCCGCCCGGGCAAGAACTGGGACGCGCTGGTCAAGATCGCCCTGACCGCGCTCGTCACCGGCGTCATCGGCTGGGTGCTGGGCAAAATTCTGTAACACACGCCGCGAGGCGCGAAATTTGAAAGGAGAAAAATACATATGAACGCAAAATGGTGGAAAGCCGCGGGGATCCGCGCGATCAAGACCGTCGCCCAGACGGCGGTAGCGACCATCGGCACGTCGGCAGTCATCTCGGAAGTGAATTGGCTCGTCGTCGCCTCGGCCTCGGCGCTGGCGGGCATCCTGTCCCTGCTGACGTCCGTCGCGGGCCTGCCGGAGGTCAAGGAAGAATGAAGACTATGCCGCCGCAGATCGTAGACAATTTCACAAGCGTCAACATCTACCGGGGCGGCAATAAGCCGCAGTATCTGGTCATCCACTTCTTCGGGGGCCTCTCCAGCGCCTATGGCGCGTCGGAGTGGTTCAAGGCCCCGGAGGCGCAGGCGTCCGCGCACTACTGCGTGGATGAGAAGGACGTCATCTACCACTGCGTGCCGGATACCGACATGGCGTGGCACTGCGGGGCCGTGGGCGGCCTGCACTACCGGCATCCGAAGTGCCGCAACTGCAACTCCATCGGCATTGAGCTGCGCCCGCAGAAGCTAGACAGCAGCCGCCTGAACGCGAACGACAAGGACTGGTATTTTGACCGCCGCGTCATCGACAACGCCGTATGGCTCACCGCAAAGCTCATGCGGCAGTACAACATCCCGCTGGAGAACGTCATCCGCCACTATGACGTCACCGGAAAGATCTGCCCGGCCCCGTTTGTCGGCCCGGCGCATAACATCTACTACGGCACCTCCGGCGACCGCCAGTGGCAGGAATTCAAGGCAAGACTGCAGGAGGAGACAGCCATGAGATACGAAAAGCTGCGGGACGTCGACAACCAGACGTACCGCCAGACGCTGGACAAGCTGGTGGAGAAGGGCCTGCTCAAGGGCAAGGGCGGCACGGGCGAAGACCTGACGCTCGATCTGAGCGAGGACAACGTCCGCATGCTCGTCATCCTGGACCGCACCGGCGTCTTCGACCGCTGACCCGCCCGGCGGCGGGCACGAAGGGAGCGATGGACAAATCACTGCGCGCTTGGCCCTGCCGAAGGGGCTGGAACATCTGACGCGCAGGGACTGGGAGCACGTCGCTGACGAGGGCTTATTGGATGAGATCGATCAGCAGATCGTAAGACTTTATATCGTGCGCAGGCTCCCGCAGATGGACGCCGCCGCCGAGATCGGCGTCGACCGCAAAACCATCTCCCGCCGCCTGCCGCACATCTACAACACCGCCCGCCGCCTGGTAGGGAAAACGGACAAAGAGAAAGCGCCATGAGCCACGGCTCATGGCGCTTTTTCTATGTTCCGGGATTGGCTTTCGGACGATAGTTCGGGTTATACGATCTGCATGCGCGCTCCAGCGCGCGGAAGTCGCAGGAGATCTTACAGATGAAGCTGCTCTTTCCATTGACGACATCGTAGTATGTACGATTGGCATGATCCAGAATGGCAAGCTTCTGACGGTTGCAATGCTCGATCTGGTTCAGGAGAAGGTTGCGATACTTCACATCCGGCTCTGCGGAAATATCGTATTCAAGGATCGCAGAATCAGGGACAGGGACCATGTTGTTGAAACCAAGCAGACCGAGACGACCGCCGTCAAGCTTCAGGATGTGCTTGCCGGGCTTTAGATTGGCATGGTTTGGCTTCGGGGATTCCATGGGGACGAAGTAACGGAAGCTCCCGACAGTGAGAACAACGCCGACATAGGGGCGACGCTGGCCCTTGTTGAACGGGACACGGAAGTCACGGGAATGGAGGAAGGAAATATAGCGCTCACTGATGTGGCAGATAAAAAGATTCTCCAAGATTCGACCTTTCCGGGAAAGAAAAAGCGAGACTGCAGAAGTCTCGCTTTTAGTTGCCCATGATTTTTTAAGCCCCTACTTAACGGCAAGGGATTTCCGCTTTTTTGGCTCCCTACTTGACGGCAAGGGATTTCCGCTTTTTTAGCTCCCTATTTAACGGCAAGGGATCTCCGCTTTCATGGGCAGATGATGAACGGCGACGTTCAATCTCTGTAGATTCCTGAAATGGTTGTGCCGCGGATCGTGCGGTGCCAGATTTCAGGATTCTTTCGCGGATCTCTCCGCACCCCTAGTATAAACTCAAAAAAGTGTAGAAGTCAAGAGGGGTACTGGGAAAATTTTTAAGAGGAAAGCATGTCCCACAAATGGTACACAGATGTCCCGGAAATGTCCCCCATAAAAACCGGGGAAGCGGCAGAATGAGGGTAGGAGCTGGCCAGCTTACTACTTTTACCGGAGGATTTTTTATGGAATACGCAAGCAAGGGACTCGCAGGGACCGCGCTGGGCTTTGGCATCGGCGGCGCTGCGATGAGTCTGGCAAACGGCGGCCTTGGCAATCTGCTGGGCGGCCTCAACCAGAACAAGAGATCGGAAGCCGCTGATGTTGCTGCGGCAGTCACGCCCGCCATGACGGTCGCCGCCATGCTCGCCGCACGGCAGCAGGAGCCGACGTGCAGCGAGAACATGCCGGTCACGCGCTACGATCTTGACCGGGAGCAGAAGCTGGCCGCGAAGGACAGCGAGATCGCGCTGCTCAAGGCCAACACGTACAACGACGGCAAGATGCTGGAGATGTACGGTTATATCGACGGGCAGCTCAAGGACGTCCGTGAGGCGCTGTGCAAGCAGGCCGTCCACAACCAGCGCACCGAGGACAGCTTCACGCTGGTCAAGCAGGACGTCGAGTCCGTCCGCAAGGAAGCGCTTGATGCGGTCAAGATGGAGGCCGAGCGCCGCTGCTGCGGTGATAACTCCATCGTCACCTACGTCAACGCGACCTTTTATCCCAAGCAGGTCGCCGACGTCACCACGGGCACCGCGACCACGGCGCAGACGCTCTACAACCCGATCCAGCGCTGCTGCAACAAATAAGCAAACGGGGCGGCAATCGCCGCCCCATCCTTAAAGGAGGGAAACTGCAATGACAGTGACGATAGATCAGGCCATGCGCGGAATTTTGCGCTTTTTTGATACAGTAGCATCCCCACATATGGACGAGGTGCGGTCCTTTGTGGCAGGCGTTGGATTGTCTTTGCTGGCAGACGGCAGCAAAGAGCAACTGCTTGTACTGAGAGATAACCCGTGGGTCAAAGCAATGCAAATTATGGATGAGCACGGGGATATTGACATTGACAGGCTCTATAATAAGGCAAGACCTCGGCTCGATGGACGAAAACTCCCGATAAGGATTCCGTTTATCGGCAAACTAACTTTTGTTGCGGAAGATATTGACAATCTATACAAGTACATTCAGGAGGCGTGATATGGGGAAAGCGCATTACATTGAGCAGATCAAAGAGCAGTTGCATGAGATCATGGAACGCCCGGTGACGCTGGGCCACGCAGAAGAAGTTACGGTATATGCGAATGCTATCTGCGCGCTGTATAAGCTGGGGGACGACCATTTTCGTGAGTCCGCGAAAATGATGGAATTTACCGAGGGCGATGCAAAAGAGTGGACGGCCAACATGCAAAACGCCGACGGCACGACCGGCCCGCACTGGACGATGGAACAGACAACGGCCGTGGCCGAGAGCATGGGCATTCAGGCGCCTGTGGTCCCGCGCTGGGCGTGGGGCGTAACCATGAACATGATGTACTCGGATTACTACCCAGTAGCCGTAGAGTTCGGACTCAACCGCCCGGAGTTCTACGCCGCGCTGGCAAAAGCGTTTCTGCTCGATAAAGACGGCCCGGGGCCGGAACAGAAGCTCATGGCGTATTATGAGCATATCGCAAAATAAAGAAATCCCTCCTGTCACCAGGAGGGATTTCAGCTTGCTATAGAATCTATATTTAGATGGGATTCATTCATGCGTACCAAATAAATGTACAACCATCAATCCGCGAGGGGGTAGAGGGTGACGTGCATGTCGCTGCCGGATTTGGTGTAGGATTTGGTCTGTTTATGGTAGAGGACTTTCTGCAGGACAGTTTTCAGGAGGGCGTTTTTCTCCTGCGGGGATGCGGCGAGCGGGTAGGTCTCGAGGACGCGGCGGACGGCGGGGGCCAGACGGGCGCGGGCCTGTCTGGCACGGGCCAGCTCATGGATCGTGGTCTGGCTGGCCTCGATGCGGTCGACGATGACCTGCTTGTCGGCGGCGAGCGCCTGCGAGCGCTGCAGGAAGATCTCCGGCGTATAGACGCCAGTCTCGACCAGCTCATACGCGCGGGCCTCCTGCGCCTCCAGCTTGGCAAGCTGCTTGCGGTCGGCGGCGATCGAGGACTCGAGCGCGGTGCGCATGGGCGTGTCATCTGGCGCAGCGGCCTCACCGAGCTCCAGCTCGCGCAGCCAGCCACGCAGGGCATCCAGCACGGCGGCCTCCACATCATCATACCACGCGCTGACGGTCGTGCAGCCGTAGGAGGGACAAAGGAGCGTATCGCGGCGGTTGCCGGACGACGGACGGCGCACCATCACGTGGCCGCACTGGTCGCAGCGGACGAGACCGGCGAGGCTCGTCACGGTCCCCCATGCGCCCTTGCCGCGCGGGCTGGCGCTGGAATAGCTCAGAGCGACGGCCTTGTCGTACTGCTCCTGCGAGATCAGGCCGTCGTGCAGCCCTTTATAAAGCTTCAGATCCTCCTGCCGGGTGCGGGGGCGACTGACGACGACAGCGCCGTCGACAATGCGCTTCGTCTCCGGTCGGCCACCGGATTTGATCCAGCCCGCATTTGCCGGGTTGCGCAGAATATCCAGCACAGAGTCCGCGCGCCAGAGGCTGCCGGAGTTGGTCGGGACGCCGAGGCTGTTCAGCCGCGTGGAGATCGCCTTCGCGCCGATGCGCGCGCAGCCCTCGCCGGTGTACCAGTTGTAGATCTGCTGCAGGACGGGGGCCTGCTCCGGGTGCGGGACGAGCTTGTAACCCTTGTCATTCGGCAGCTTCTCACGCGACCAGCCGAAGGGCGTCTTGCCGGAGATCCACTTGCCTTCGCGTAAAGAAGCCTCCTTGCCGCGCGACAGGCGGCGCTTGATGGTGTTGTACTCCCGCCGCGACATAAAAAGGCCGAATTCGAAGTACTCCTCATCCATCTCATTGTTTGGATCATAGATCTTGTTCGGCGTGATGATCATGGTGTTGGAGTACTTAAAGGTCTGCGCAATGATGCCCTGGTCGATTGTGTCGCCGCGGGCAAGACGCTCGACCTCCATGACCAGGACGCCTGCGTACGCGCCGGTCTCCACAAGCTGTAGCACCTTTTGCACCTCCGGCCGGACAGCGATGGAATCACCGGTCACGACCTCCTCACAGATCTCAACGACATTAAGACCGCGGCTCTCGGCAAGAGACAGAAGCGCGGCTCTGTGCCGCTTGAGCGTGTCGGTCTGGCCGAGGGCTTCGGCGTCCATGTCTTTCCGGGACTTGCGCAGGTAAATGATATACTGCGAGAGCGGGTCCACGATTCTCCATGCAGATGTAAATTTCATAGGCAAATTCTCCCCGTTGGGCAAAAAAGTTATACGGCAACCGCTCCGGCTTATCAGGCCGGGGCGGTTTAATTTATGTGCGGATCCAGCCGATTGATGGGATGAGCACGTCGGCCACAAGCGCAAGGGCACACAGCAAAAGAATACCCAAGAGGATGAGCGTCACAAGCCGGTGCATACGCAGGGATTTCTGCTGCTGGGCAAGCTGCGCACGAAGCGCCACGTTCTCGGCGCGGAGTTTTTCAGCACCGGAAGGCTCGACAGGCTCATCATGCGGGATGCCGAAATACTCATCCATAGAGACACCCATCTCCCGGCAGATCGGGCCGACCGTGTAGACAGACGGATTTTTAATGTCACCGCGGAAAAACTGCGAGACCGTGCCAACGGAAAGGTCGGTATTTTCGGCGACGTCCTGATTTGTTTTGTGCGGAGTGATCGTCTGCTTCTGCTCACGGCATAAATCAGATAATTTTTCCTTCAAAACATGTCATTCCCCCCAAAAAAGCAAGACGTCTGACTGCAAAAAGCGACTGCCATATCTTTACAAGTCTACCGTGGGCAGGCTACCCTAAAGTTACAGACGGCTCCCGGTCGCCTGCGCAAGCAAAAGCCCGCGCCGTTGTTCGGCCAGCGGCGCGGGCAACGCCTACCTATATCTTACAACTTTTGGGAGACGCGGGCAAGATGCAATGTTTGACAAAAAAGGAACAGGCTTTTTGTGGAGAAATGGAGACGGGAATGGAAAAGACGATGGAACAGATTGAAAACATTTTAGAGCGGGCCACACTAGATCAGCTGAAAATCATCCTGCGATTCCTGCGGAACATCATAAAATAAGCGCCGGAACGAGAAACCGTTCCGGCAGGATGCGCTTTCATTTAGGGGCTACAAATGGACGAGAGGATTCACTGTCATTGTACCCAGCTAGATAGCCATCGTTCTTGCCTCTGAGATAGGCGGCATCAACTTCGTCGAGATGTGACCTGAGGGCAGCAGCATTCTCGCAGTCATTCTTCCTATCAATTCGAAGGCCGCGTACCATGAAGATAAGCTCGACGATTATACTTGCCGCAGAGCCTAGGAACAAGAAAATGATAGAGAGAACCATCAAAATCTTATCCAAGATATACTGAAACGAGTTTTCTTGTTTTCCGTCAGGGAAGACACGGCTATGAATTTCAAGTAGTGCTGCGCCGATGGCCCAAGAAATGAAACCATAGCCGCAGTATGTGACGATTTTGGGAATATCCATAAATACCACCCTCTACCAGAATACAAAAATAAACGGAGACGGTCAAGCGTCTCCGTTTAATTTTTTTACGAAATTTTCAATTTCGCTCCATTTTTCCGGCGGAAGCGCCATCAGGAGGGAGATAAAGCGCTTGCGGAAGGAATCGTCTGCGTCGGACATGATATCCGTGACCAGCAGGGCCAGCTCCTCATTTGCACTGCGCTGCACATACATTTCCCCTTCGCCGTCTTCGAGCCAAGCGAGGGAGACGTTAAATTCCCGGCAGATATCAGAAGAAGTGCGGTCGCTGGGGATTTTATCACCAGCGCAAATTCTGGTTACAAACGAGGGGGAAATGTTCAGACGTTCTGCAAACTTAGTCTTGGATATCCCAAGGTCGGAGATAAGGAACGCAATTCGTTCGTTGATTGTCTCCATGGGTTCACCTTCTTTCTGCTGACAGGTTAGCACACCGAGAATGGAAAGTCAATAAAAACTTTTACCCAGACAAAAAATAATGCTTGACAAATTGCTCAGGGCAATATATGATGTGCCTAGGTAAAGAAAACACGAAACCAAGCGAGGTGAGATCAATGTCAGAGGAGCAGAAGCAGCAGGCCGAGAAGATCTCGGCTGAGATAAACAAGATGACGCCGGAGATGCGCGAGAAGGCGCTGATCTTTATGCAGGGCATGGCAGCCATGGTGCAGCCGGCGAAGAGCGAGAAGAAGGAACAGACTGCGTAAAGCTGCAAAATATGGAAAAACTAGAGCCGGAAGGAGGACGAACCTATGAAGAAGCAATACGACCCCATTGCGGACGAAGAGCCGCACATCGTAGCCGAGTATCATTTCCCAAACTGCACGGCGTATATCGCCGACAACTACCTGCGCCGGCTGACGCCGGAGCAGAAGGAGGCCAACCGGCAGGCCGCCCGCCGCGTGGCGTGGCAGATCCTCGAGCGGGCCGCAGCCGAAGGGCGTCTGCCCGCGGCCAGCAATTAAACGCGCCGCAAGGCGCGTACATAGGAGTCGATATTATGGCGAACATCAAGACCTACACCCTGACGCTGAATGCGCAGGAGCTGCGGGACGTGATCGAGGCGGCGCTGGTGTGTGAGTGCCAGAACGCCGAGGACGCCCGCGCCATGCAGCGCAAGGGCTACGATCTCGAGGCACAGAAGCTGCATTGCATGAACGCCCGGCTGATGCGGGTGGTCAAGAGAATACAGGAGACGGAGGCGAAGGCATGAAAAAGCTGATTCTGACAACGGCTGAATGGCTGTATCTCAAGTGGATACTCGAAAGGAACATGATCCGGATGGATGCGGATGCGTTCCGTCTCAAAGAGGGAGAGCCGGGCAGCGAAGCAAGGCGGGAAGCCATTGGGAAAGAGCTCGAGAGCATTGAGAAGGAGCGCAGGAATATCGAGTTGGTGCTGGAAAAGATCAAGGCGGCGGACAGCGTACAGGACGGAACGGAGGAGAAGAAATGAGAACCAATCTTGCGGAGCGGCTCGGGTATGAGCCGGAGGAAGAGACCAGGGAGCGGCAGGAGCGGCTGCTGGAGGAGCTGCGGTACCGGGAGGCCATGCGGCGGGTGGTGAAGACCTGCTGCGTGTGGTTGGGAGGCGCGGCCTTTGTGCTGGCGGTGATCGCCGGGTACGCAGAGATGACCGACGCATGCGTCGCGACCGGCGCGATCGCGCTGGGCCTGACGACCTACGGGATCCTGTGATGGACGAACCGAAGATCCCGGTCGAGCTCCGGCCGGATCAGCTGGCAGACATCATCGACGCCGTCCTGGCTTTTGCCGATGACTGTGCCAACGACCGGGAGATCCTGCAGAGCATGCCGCGCGTCGACCGAGACACGGTCGAAGACCTGCTGCAGCGCGAGACGGCGCTGCAAACGCTCGCGGCATGGCTGCAGCACGTACAGGAGGAAGCGGAGTGAATTATTTTGCGCCGCGCATGCGGCCCATCCCGCCGCCCTGCGGCCGGAACTGCCCGGACCGAAGCGGCACATGCCGCGTCGGGTGCTGCACATGGACGCTCTACGAGAGCATCCGGAACCACATCTACGACGTAAACCACCGCGACAGGGACAGCCTGCAGCCCGATCTTGCAGCGGGAAAGCAGATGGTCCATGCCGACAACCAGATAAGGAGGCGCAAACACATTGCGAAATAGCATCGACTACCCCGGCGAGCGGGCGCCGCGGCGCCCCGCCGTGATCGCCCAGGCCGGATACACCGGCCAGAACCACTTTTCCGTTACATATGGAGACCAGAAACTAACCGTCCGCGCCGAGGACGGCTATGCGGCCCTTTTTACCGCCGCCAAGCACTGGGGCTATAAATTCACCCGTCCGGAGTACCATCAGAACGCCCGTGCGACCAAGCTCCACTACACGCCGGACACACGGCCGGGGGCACTGATATGAGGTTTGTGTGTGACGCCTGCCAGGACATCACGAACATCGAGGCTGACCGAATGGAAATTCAAGGAGACAGGCTGATGGTGTACAGCCGCGGCGCCATGCTGGAATGGGCGTGGCGCCAGTACGTTGGGAAACAGACCTGTTTCGACCTGGCGGCGTTTGGAGGTGCAAAAGCGGAATGAAATGGCATATTGCAAGTGTCAGCTGGGGCAAGGACAGCCTGGCCATGCTCCTAATGCTGATTGCCAAGGGCTACCCGCTGAATGAGGTGGTTTTCTACGATACCGGAATGGAGTTTGAGGCGATTTACCACACACGGGATCAAATGCTACCCCGCCTGGAGCAGCTGGGGATCAAGTACACCAGACTGGAGCCGGAAAACCCGTTCCTGTTTGATATGCTGGAAAGGCCGGTTTGCAGTAAGCAGAAAGGCACACA